TCCTTTGCCTGTTAGAGTCTCTATCGCACTAGACGTAACTACGCAAGATGGTGTTAACTTAAGTGAGATCACTGATGAAATAGTTTCAAACGTAATAAACTATGTGTCTGATCTTGGCGTTGGCGAAGATGTTATAATGTCAGACATAATTGTTAGAGTTAAAGGTATAGTAGGTGTTGCCGCTGTAACCTTCATAGTTCCTTCACCTGGTAGCGAAAGAATATTCATAGCAGATGGTGAAAAGGCATTTATTGAACCTACGGATGTAAGTATAACATAAGGTAAGTATGCCGGCAAGTAAAGATAAAATACAGAGTTTCCACGATCAGATGCCTACGGTGTTTAACACCAAGGTCAATCCTAATTGGAAGGCTCTGATAGAGGCTATTGGTCAAGCAGATAATGAAACACTGGAACTTATACAGGCTGTACGAGATCAGTTTTTTATAAAAACAGCTAAAAGACCTTATCTAGATCGTTTAGGCGCTGCAAGTCTTGTTCAGAGACCTAGATTTATAGGTATGGATGATCCAACATTTAGAAGATTTATCCCTGTAATGGCCTATAATCCAAAACAAGTTAAGCTAATTATTGACGATTTACTTGATATCTTTTTCTTCAAAGATGCAACTACTGCATTTGCCGAAACTACTTTAGTAGAGCCATTTAATCTTAAAAATGGCTGGGAGCTAGAGTATGAAATTGACTCTTATATAAGAGAGCGAATTGAATTTAGAGAAGAAGAATTTGCAAACATAAGCGCAGCTACAGCCCTAGAAGTAGTTTCAGCAATAAATAGACAGTCAGTGAATTCTTATGCTATAGCATTTGAAAATGGAATAACTAAGCAGGTCACAATAAGATTGTTTACCAACACTGTTGGGGCAAAAGGCTCTGTTACTATAACGGGTGGAAGAGCCAACATTGGACTGCAGTTTGACGGATACAATAAGGAAGCTGGTCAGGGTGTAGCTACTGAATGGGAGATAACCAAGATCGGTGACACTGCTACGATTACATTTACAGGAACAGGCGGATCTCCTAAACTAGAAACAGTTTCAGCTGGAGATATAATCATAATAGACAGAGTTGGAAACACCGGTTCTTTTTTAATAGTAGGTGTTGACGTTGTTGCTAACACGGTTAGCTATAAAAACCTATTTGCCACAGAAGAAACTTTTGCTGTATCGTCTGTTGACGATGTGAAATTCATGGCTCTGGCAAAGAATAATGTGTTTCTTAGAGAAAGACGAGCCGTAGTATGGCAAGTTTCACCCGGTGAAATAGTTGTTGAACTACCGCCTTCTCCACCTGTTGTTAAACGTAATAGAAAAGGTGCATCTCATATAAATGGTGTAACATCCGCTGTAGTGTCTTTCAATAGATCACTATCTAATATGACAATAAGTACGCCTGATGAATTTCCAGCTGACGGCGGTCAATTCTACTTTATCCCAGAAAATGAAATACAAACCTATTTTCCAGCAGAAGGCGACACTACTATTTTTAACTATAAAAGTAGACTAGCTAGTGATATGCCTACATATACTTACTTATCAAGAGTGGGTAATCTACTACAAGGCATAACGCCGTCGCTTCCAACTGAAGCATCACTTAATCAGGTCTCATTAAGCTCTGCGAACAGAGATTCTAGCAATACAATAACAGTTACTACAACCACTAACCATAACTATCAAGTTGGAGACAACGTTATAGTAGATGGCGCAACTCTTGGTGCCGGTTCTGGCCCTACTGTTAACGGAGTATGGCAAATTACTGAAATAACTAGTCCTACTGAGTTTAAGTTATATTCATTTGCTGGTGTAGCTGGTGCAAGAGCATCTAGCGGCGGAACAGCAAGAATAGAAGTTCCTGCAAGCTCAACTATAGGCGGTCTTGTCATGCTGCGCTCTGCTCAGTCTGATCCTAGAAGACCAGGACCATATTTGTGGGGCTATGACTCTGATTTCATACTATCATCTTTAACTACGAACCTAATTGCGCCTATAAAAGCTGGCCTAACAAGAAAGTATATACAAGTTGAGCCAAATGACATACCAGACGCTGAAGGTCAAATCATATTCGACTTTGGAACAGAGCGTCAAGAAGGGCCAATACGCTATTTCTACAAGCCAAATAATGCTCTTATAGCCATAGATCCATCTCATGTATTTGAGAAAGATCACAGTGCTGGCTCTTCTGTTACGATGATCAGAAGACGTGGAGCTATTAGATTTCAAGGCTTTGGAGCCGAACTTGCGCCCTATATCACAGATCCTGCTGCAGCTAGAGAGGTTCTAAAAGAACTCATACAGAGTGTTAAGTCGGTAGGTATATTCCTAAACTTCCTAGTAAGATATCCAGCTCAATATTATTCAACTGTTGACGTTTATTCAAGCGGAGTAGACCCTGGATAAGGTCTACTCTGGTATAATTTAAGTAATTTAAGCCAGTTAATAAGGAACCCTCATGGCGGTATTAGGAAGACTACTCGTTAGTTCAGCAGAACGTCTAGATTTACCAGACTTTCTTAGCATAGACTCGTATACTCAAGGCGATTTTAAGTATCTAATGAAGTCTTTTGTAGGCTCAGATCGTCCATACGTGCTTAAAGGTTTTGAAGTAATAGATCCGGGTAACTCAATTGGAACGCAGAACATCGCTGTATCTATAGCAGACTCAGTTGTCTACTATCCAGAGTCTAAAGCTGGTCCTTTCTTTTTTGGTCTAGAAGAAGGAAATCCTAAGGCAGCTCCGCTTATTCCTGAACTACGAAAAAATGCAACTAACTATGTCTATCTTGTTCTCACTACTTTTGACACAGCAAAAGATACAAGAGCTTTCTGGGATCCAGATAAGGAAGGCGGCATCGGTGGTGAGTTCACTCAAGAAGTTAACACTGAATCAGTTTTAACTGCAGATATAAATGTTTCTGCCTCAACTTTTCCAGACAACACTATTCCAATATGTAAAGTAAAAGTTGGTTCAAACTTCATAGAATCTATAGAAGACTGTAGAAATATGATGTTTAGACTAGGAAGTGGTGGAATAACGCCGAACTCACTTTCTCGATATTCTTTTAGAGAAGAGCCGCTAGCTTCATTCGCGAGAATGGAACCCAACACGTTAATGAGTAGTACTCTTTCACCAAACTCATTCAGAGGCGGCGATAAGAATATAGAAACTCTTAAAGAATGGATGGATACTGTAATGACCAAGCTAGCAGAGCTTGGAGGTACTACATTCTGGTATGAAGACGCATCTTCTTACAATCTAGTAAATTTATTTAAAGATGCACTTGCTACTTCTATAAGATCAAAGGGAACCTGGGAAAACTCTTTTGTAACACCAGGTCTTTTAACTTGGACTGAAGACATTGTTATTCAGTCTATGACGGATAAAAAAGATATACTGATAAGAGCAGGCAGTGAAACACTTGGCAATGAGCAGGTAATGTTTATTGTTCAAGAAAGAAACGCGCCTATAAATAGCGGCTCTATATCGGTTGAGTGGTTTAATTCTATTCCCTATGTAAATGGTCAACTTGGTTCTTTTGAAAACTTAACAAAAGGCGACTGGATAAGAAAGTCTGGTGATCCTGATGGAAAGTATCTCAGAGTAGAAGAATTTTACGATGAAGAATATCCAATAATTGGTGATGTAACTGGTTTAGCTGCAAATGCTAGGTCAATTAAATTAAGTGAATCTTATAGTGGACTCACTGAACTATCACAGGCCATTTATAGCAAAGGTGCTTACCTATCTGCCGACATACAGATAGCAAATAGAAATGCTCCTATTTTAGCTGATGCTGGCGGAGACTTATGCTGGCTAGCGCTACGTTCAGATAGAATACTAAACATATCTGGTCTTCTATCTACTGAAATCTTAATAAACATAACAGAGCACGATGGAGAAAAGGCTAAATGTACTTGTCCTAGTGGTCATGGTCTGTCAGATAAGCAGCGCATTTATATATCAGGAACAGCGAACTTTGATGGAGAATACCAGGTAGAAGTTGAGAGCGTAGATATATTTTACATAAATAAGTCAGGTGGACCTTTCGCAGATGAGGTTACGCAAACTGCTCATTACTCGACTGCAACTACTGTGTCAAATTCTACTGACTACGGATTTTTATTAGAGTCAGCAAATCACGGCTTTGACGTAGATCATTCAGTGATCATATCTAATAGCAGTAATTTTAATGGAACATTCAGTGTATTTCCAAAAACATCTACTGAATTTACGTTTGCGATACCTGGATCGATCGCTTCAGAAAACTACATATCAAACTTTCCTAAAGCTACTTCTATAGAAATGTATGTTCGTGCTGATCTGGGACCTACAAAGATTGAGCAAGGCGAAATTAAAGAGATAGGCAAAGTAGATTCACAGAACATCATGTCATTTATAGGCATGGAAAATTCTGCGATGATGAGACCTATCTATGCAACTGAGCCAAACTACAATACACTAGATGGCTTTGTAAACTATAATTCTAATTCGGCTGACAGTCTTACACAAAGAGCTAGTAAGTTAACTGCCATGATGGCAGATAAAACTCAAGATAAGACTATATCTTATGAGCTTCAAAATGTCTATGCAATAGTAAGCACTTCAAACTCTAGTTATCAAGACCTAGCGGTATTTGCTAAAACTGGCAGCATACCAAAATTAATTTTCTTTCAGCCATCTACTGAATATAAAGTAGAAATAACGCTTACGGGTACACTTAGCTTATTAAATAATCAGGCAGCCTACATAACACTAAATAGAAATGATAACACACTAGTAAGCGGACTAGGTTCACTATCAGTCGCTGACCTAAGTGAAATTCCACTTAATGAAAATCTATTTATATTTGCTATAAGAGGTAATTCTGAAAGTATAACACTCTGGGACAGGACTCCAGTTAGAGAATATGAGACTGTAATTGCAGACCTTGAAACAGAGACTGCAACGATATCTCTACCGCCTGCTTCTAGTATATTAAGTAATCAATATTTCACCATAAATTCTACACTAGACATAAATAAGTACTAT